TTAGCGGGAATAGCAAGAGACATAATCTTGTCAGTAAAAAGTAACATCACATTAATAGGAGTATCTTGATACACCATGTAAGTTTTAAAAGTAAAGAACTTCTCACCATTCTTCAACGTATTCTGCATCAAGCTCATTGCGTTATTAACAACAATATGCTCTGGGTCCTCATCCAGTACCTCACAGATAACTTCTTCACCCGTGATTAATTTCAAGTGTCTAACCGAAGAATCCTTCTTCATCATTATCATTTACTCTTATAGGTTTTAGGTCAATGGGATAGATTTTATATCTGAACCCTTCTTTAGTATATATCTTTATTCTTTCGGCGCTATGTTTCAAAGTAAAATTCTTATGAGATTTGACATGGAGATCGTCAGCGATATCAATAAGCTTAGTAGTCCGACCATCGTCAGACTGACGCAAGCCCCTGCCAATTGACTGGAGCACCTTAACTTGAGATTTCGACGGAGTCGCAAATACAATATTATGCAAATTGCGGATGTTGATGCCAGTGCTGAAAGTGCCAAGAGAGGCAACAATAATTGAGTCATTTTCTTTCTCTACAATACCACGTATCTGTTCACGGTCAGTAGCATCAACCTCACCTGAAACATAGAATACTTTTCTTCCTTCAGGTGCGAGATCTTTAATCATTTCATATAATACTTTACCGTGCTTCTCTACAAACTGAAACATAACCAAGGTATTACCTTTTTGATCCAATGCAATCTTACTTATAAACTTATTACGTGGTTCATATGTAACAATATAGTCGAGCTCTTCTTGGTAGGTTTTATCTTTCATCATATTACAAATATCATTATGATACCGTAATAACAATATTGAGATATCCAACTCCGCAAGCTGTTTGTTCTTCTGTAACTCCACGGTACGTGTCACCGTAAACGTCGGTCCAAATAAACCTTCTAGCACCAACTTGTTAGTCTCAGTACCATCCAGTGTCCCTGTGAGACCGAATCTATACTGTGCTTCTGTGCACTTGTCCATCATAGTAGACAATGACTTTGCTTTGAAAAGATGTACTTCATCTCCAAAGATAGTATTAAACTGTGAGAACCATTCTGGACCAAACTTGTAGATAGACTGCCACGTGGAGATTATGACACGTTTGTCAGTAACCTTTTCTTTACCGGAGTATATCTTATGGCAGAACTCTTCGGTGTCATAACCGTAGTCAGCAAAGTCTTTGTACATCTGCTCCACCAAAGAGGTAGTTGGGACAATGACCAATATCTTCCCTTCGGTCACCTCATAGCAGTACCTCAATAGATTGTATATGATGAATGACTTACCACTACCTGTAGGACTGAGTAACAGACAGCGTCTATTCTCGACCCCGTGTGCGATTGCTTTGTACTGATAGTCTCTAGGTTTGAACGGACTCTCCAGTAGAGACAAGAAGTCAATCAATGCTGGATGGTCTATGTCCTCTTTGAAAGAGGGTATCCCATAAACTTCATGTTCGAGTATTTCAAGTTGGTAAAAACGATCGGCACAAAATCTTCGTAGGTGCTGATACAATCCCACGTTCATTTGTTTTGAAACCATGTTGTACAGTTTCACCTTCCCGTCCCAGTGTCGAGATTTGAATGCCGGCATGAATTTATAGCCAGGCACGAAAAAAGAGAAGTATTCCCTCAACTCTTGTTCCTGTGCTGGATGAGCCTCTACCATAAAATGGGAGTGGTCTTTCATCCTGATTCGTATCTTGTTATCCACCGGCTTCGAACTTTCTCCAATCAATCATATTCTTAACTGTCTGGTGTCGCCACTTCAAAGTATCGACGATGTTACTTAGGGTTTCGATAAGTGTCTTATGATAGACGATCTTCTCTTCAGACTTTTGTATCTCAGGGTCTGAATCGTAGTAGTAGTCCATCTCACCCTTTAGCATACGGAGACCATTGAATGGATCTAAATCCCATCCACTAGCTAACACCTCTTCTTGAGACATCTTTCCGTTGTAGTATAAGAACTTTTGTTTGAGTAACGTCTTCTGGTTGTTTTCAGAACGTTTGAGTTGTAACTTGGCGAGTGCCAGATACTGTAAGTATTTTGCATGTAGTGAGGGAGTCTGTCGGGAGACTTCGTCCAATTGGTGCTGTGATATCTCACAGTCTTCACGCCACTCTTTGAGAATGGATTCTAAATCAATCATATAATAACCTTATTTCACTGTAACTATATAGTATAACACTAAGTCGTTATAAAGTCAATACAATCTTTCCAGTAATCTTCATCATGTCCTAGGACATAACTGAGGGTCATTCGATAACAGTCGGTTCTTGCGGCGTGATAAACCACATCACCAGATCCATATGCGCCAAAGTGTCCAGCCTTGAGATTCCACCCCTGTTCGTCTTGAATAGTAATGACCTCTTGGGTCTTTGGATCGACATATTTAAACCACCCATCTCCTCTTTCTGACCAAGTAAAGATGAGGTTATATGCGGAGGCGTTTGCATTGTTATGCCAACCGATAAATCCTTGGGGTGGATATAACGTGGAAAGGGCACTGTGTTGCACTCCCAGTTCTTCGGTCAAAGACGCATTTAAATTATGCCAAGTCTTTGCGTACTCTTCTGGGTGTGTACCCTTGTAGTGGTCGGGTTTGATAGGATAACATACTGACGTGGAGGCGGCACCATCATGCTTTTCTCCCATGTCAATGACTCTCCACATCTCATCTTCACCAGTGTAGTGATCTTCTTTACCCTTCATCTCCGGAAACATACAAGTGTTAGTATTCTCCGGTTGATAGAGTTCTCGATAGGTATAGCGGAAGTCTTCAAGAATGCTTAGTACTTCTGGATTCTTGATTTGAAACTTGGTTAAACTCATGACAGAACAAATTCACTAAATCTGAAAGTGGTATCAAAGTTGATATATGTAACATCGCCAGTGGTTGATGTTAATTCGATAGAACCCAACTGTGTCGGTATGCAGTTCTTGTAGAGAATCTGAGCACAGAAGTTGTTATGACTCGTAAGCACGATGACTCTAATGTCATGATAAGGGTCACCCTCACCGTAGACAGAACCCTCTAACCATTTTTGAACTTCTTTGTATGCAGTCATGTCCTCATCTAGAATGAGACTTAGATTGAGTTCACCGTAATTAATAGTGTCGCCAGGAACAGGTAGTCCCGTTATTCTAGGCACGGCGACCTCTACCGCAGAAACAGTCGAGCCTGGGTGTTGTACGGACTGCGCAAAAAATTCTAGGTTACCATAATTCTCGCGTTCGATTATTACACGAAATCCGGTAGGTTGTAAAAAGTTTTTGTTATCTGTGAGTGCCATAATGTATCCTCTGTATGCATCTTATTTATACAGGTTAATAAGCGCCTTCCTTGGCGATCTTACTCTATTCCTCTTCTGGTGAAGTTGCATCTGTGCCAGTCTTGTCTGCAACATCTTTAATCAAATTAGATGTTACATCCAACACACCTGCGGTCACACCAAAGACATCGGAACCGACACCTTTAATAACACCACCAGTACCGTCAATGGTTGCATCGACAGTTGAGCAAGCAGATAAAACTAATGCGAATGCAATTGCAATAAAACGCATAGTATTTTCCTGTTTTCTAGATTACTGGATGACCAGATTCCGAAAGCTTACCCATATAGGGCATCCCCCCACTGTTACTTTGTCCAGTTCGTGAACACACTTATTTATACGCATAAAAAAAGGGAGCCCGAAGACTCCCTAAAAACGACTAGTAAACTAGTTCTAATTTTTATATGTTACTTAGACTTACGATGTTACCATCAAGTTGTCTACGCGCATGATGCGGTAGTACGTGTTGATGCCCGCAGTAGCAGCGATGTTCTGCTCGCCTGCTGGAGATACGAATGGGTTTGCAGCCATTCCGTAACGAGTCTTGAAACCAATCTTAGGTTGGAAAGTATCTTCTGATACTGCCTTAACCATCTGTAGTGGTACGTATGGGCAATAGAATACACCGGCGTCATAAGCGTTTGCACCCTTATATCCGACAGTAATGTAATCGATTGATGCATATGGATCGATGTAAACTTTCATCTTACCGTTTAGAGTACCAGCAAAAGTATTACCAGTATCATCTACAGAAAGACCAGCGCCTACTTGATAGTCCAACTGACCAGAAGCAGCAAGTGCAGTAGCAACGTCTGAAGAACAGATTACGATGTTACCCTTACCACGACGAGTTGACTTAGCAATCTCGTTCGCTTCACGATCTAATTGAATTACTAGACCTTTGAACTTCTCTGCTGACCAACGACCGTCTGCATCAGCAGTTAGATCGAATACGCCTTTAGAAGCGATTGATGCTTGTTGTGCACCTAGAACAGCTTGAGTGTTTACTGTACGAACTACTTCACGGTTGATTTCCGCTAGGATCTCAGTCGAAAGAATGTTCGCAAGCTCTGTCTCTGCGTCAAGACCGTGGATTGCTTTCAAGTCTTGTGCAAGTTCTAGAGAGTACTCTGCCTTCAATGCGCGTGACTTAGCAACAACAGATTGCTTCTCGATTGAGAAACCCATCTCTTTGAAAGATCCGTCAACTTCACCTAGAGATTCAGCTGCAGAAGTTTGCATTGGGCGACCTGCCGCGTCTACAGAACGACCTGAACCGTCTGTAGCATCAAATCCAGACATACCTGATGAATCACCAGATTGTGAGCTTGTTGCTGAGCCAGAGAATGCTGAGTTTGGCTCGTCTAGACCTAGTGCTTCTGGTCCATCTTGTGACGTGTAGTGTGACTTCATAGCGAAGATCAGACCAGTTGGTCCTGACATTGGCTGTACACCACATACATCATATGCCATTAGGTTAGGCATTGCACGACGTACTAGAGAGATTAGAACTGGATCCCAGTTAGAAACTGCTGAGCCAGTTGCGTTAGTTGGAGCTTCCGCAAGGAAACCCTGAGAAGCTGAACGCTCTTCCATTAGAGCCTTCTCTTGGTTTTCTAGGATAGCAGCAGTAACTGCTTTACGGTGGTGATCTTGGATCTTGCCAGCTGATTCTTCGTTAAGAACTGGCGCCCACTTTTCGATCAATTGATCGTATGAATTGTTCATTGTTAGATTCCTTATTTCTTAGAGGTTTTTCTTAGAGCAGTGATGTAACCTTCCATAGATGGAGATACTTCAAATTCTTCTTCAGCGTCATCTGCGACTACTGATTCTTCGATTTGCTCTGGGATTTCTTTTGAAAAGTATGACTCTTTGACAGTGTTTACTTTTGCAGTGAATGTCTCTTCACTTTCAAAATCAACTGATTCTAATAGTCCTTTTAACTTTTCCGCTTGGGTGTCTGCCAGTTCACGAGTTGCTTCAGCGATGATTGACTCACGCTTATAAGTTTCAAGTTCCTCAGCAAGTGAAATTGCATCACCAGTAGTAGAGTTTAGCTTCTCTTCTAAATCTTCCACTTGGCCTGCAAGTTCGTCAACTAGGTCTACCTTAGACTCTGGTACTTCGATGTAAGACTCTACGAATAGGTCCTTCATCTTGTCCATGAACCCTTCAGCAATTTCGGTACGTAGACCGTTTTGAATTGCTAACTTGTTCTCTTCCATCCAAGATTCAACTACATAGTTAAGGTAAGAATCGACTTTACCGACTAGGTCAGTTTTAATCGTTTCGACTTCTTCAGCAAGTTCTTCAGCATATTGCTCTTCAAGACGTGTAACTTCTTCGGACAACTTTGTTTTAACAGCTGCTTCAAAAATTACGGATGTCTTTTCCTTGAACTCTTCTGATAGAGTTGCTTCACCGTCAACGATTGCTGCAAGTTCAGACTGTGTGTCTGTCTCTTCTGCAATAACGTCTTCTAGGTCAGTACCTTCCATCATTTTAGAATAGGCAGCTTGTAGGTCGCCTTTTTTCATTTTATTTAAGGACTGGTACATTGCATTGATCATACCTGCCTTAGTTTTTGGTAATGAAGCCTTAGAAGTTGCGTTTGCCGCTTTGTCTACAGATGCAATAGACTCTGGCTCTGATACTGCTTGAGCGTCGGTCTTCACAGCGCTAGCTTTAGGGGCTTGTGCTTCTTCGAGAGTTTCCTCCACGATTTCGTTAGTTTCAACATCTGTATCGCGGATTTCAACTTCGACTTCTTGATTAAGATCAGTCATAGATGACTCCTTATAGTTTAGATTTGATTAACGAGAGGAAATTCTTGAACTCACGTATTTGCACTTCTGGACGATGTGCAATCGGTGCTTGCTTGATTTCAGTCTCTATCTCTTCAATGACTTGAGGTTGCAGAATTCCGTTATTCCATACCCAGTCGACACCTTCCATAATCCCATTAACGAAAGCTTCAGGCGCACTTGGATCCTGTACAATATCTACAGTATTAAGAATAAAGTCTTCTTTGACGTACATGACGCCATTTTTGCTCTCAAGACTTCCCATACCACGAGTTGACACGCCTAATTGGACACCACCTTCTAAGAGACCTTTTACGATCTTACCCATAGGAGTGTCTAATATTTGTGCCTTTCCGACCACATCCGTACCTTCTAGTTTAAGGTCTGTGATGAGGTGCGAAACCTTGTCCAAGTTAACAGTCGGCCCTTCTGGGTGATTCAATTCACCTACGGCGCGTTTCTTGCTGACTTGGTCTTCAACGTATTTATTTACCGCATTTTCCATAATGGCCTTTGGGTAAATACGTCCGTTACGATTCTTTTTGTCTGCTTGCGCAAATACACCTTCAATGACGAAATTTTTCTCACCATTCTCTTTAGCTTCGACGATACACTGAACGTCGTTTTCTACGTATTCGCTAATAAGTTTCATTTTACTTACCTAAGTCTTTGAGGACTTGCTTCGCGGTTGATTCCGCTTCTTTCTGCGACTTGAATGTATCAACAGAATCTCCATCTATAGAAAGATGAAATCCTTTACTAGTCTTTGTGATAACGACAGGATACTTGGACATCTTTTTATTGAAGACAACCTTGTCTTTAGCTTCCCGTAAATTTTTAAATGTTTTCACAATTAGTCCTCGTTTAGGAGTATTTATACAAAAAAGTATTTATAACGAAAAGTTATTCGCTTTCTTCGCTTTCTGTATAATCCTCTTCCTGCCCCAACTCCGCTTCTAAGGCGGTATCGAACGCAGCATCGACTTCTTCGTCACTCAATTCTAACTGTTCTGGTTCTATTCCATTGAACATTTGATCGGCGACAGCGACTTTCTCTGCGTCTAAAGTATCTTGTACTTTTGAAGCTAAAATGTCTTTAAACAAAGTCTCTGCATTATTAAAGTCAGCTACACCCAAAGCATTAACTAAGTCTAGTGTTGGGTTTGCTTCAACTTCTTGTTCTACTGCTAAATCTAATTCACTCATTATCTAATCCTATTTTTTCAAAGTCATCGAAACGATCTTCTTGACCATCCCAGTTTAAATCACTATGTTGTGCTACGTACTCTCTGTAACTCATTAGTACTCTTCTTCTGCTTCACCGTCACCTTTTGCGTTCTCTGATTCAACTTGGTCCGACATATCTTTTATGTCTTCATCGTTGAACAGCATCACGTTCTTCATTACCCACTCACGTGAGAAGTACTCGCCAACATAACTAGAGATTTGGTCCATAGTTTGTAGACGCTCGCGTAGAAGTTCAGCGTCCTTCATTTCAGTGAAGTGGTTGTCTCTAGAGAAGTCAACCTGTATCTGACTCTTCCATGAATCCCAGTCTTGTTCTGTACATATAGCTTTAAGAAGTAGTTGTTTCTTCAGGATACCAATGAACAGGTGGGCAAACTTTTTACGCAGACGGTCAATGAACTTTTGGAATTTGACTTCGTCACGATTAATTTCTGTAGTACGACCCAAAGAGAACTGCGACTCTTGCTCCAAACGAGACATTGGGACGTTTAATGAGCGATATAACTTCTTTTGGAAATAAATGATATCGTCAATTTGTCCTAGGTTTTCTCCGCCCGGCAAGGTACTTATCTCTGTACCACGACCACCTTCTCGACGTGGTAACCAGAAGTCCTCTAACATAGACATATGTTTGCGGTCATCTTTGATCTCACCGCTGTTTGCGTCATAGACAATCTTATTACGATAGCGAGACATGATATCTTTCAGGTGTTGTTCTGCTTTACCCTTCGGTAAGTTACCCACGTCAATATAGAAAATACGACGTTCAGGTGCACGTGCCATACGATAGATGACAAGAGAGTCTTCCATCATACGTAACTGATTAACTGGTTTCATTGCCTTCTGTAGATAGGACAGTACACGCTTCTTACTGGTATCTAAGAGACCTGAAGTGACATACGAAACAGAATCCGGAGTCAGTTTAATGCCGTTGTTGGCACCCGCTCTTTCTTGATAGATGTAAAAATCGTTAGTTTTGTCTACGATCTTTGCGCCTGTCTTCGCATCCTTTTTGTATTGCACCTCTTTAACTTTACGAACCTTGGTAGAATCAATAGGACGACATTCGACAATACCACCTTTTTGATTAGATTCGTTGACTACTAGGTGGTGATATATTCTTCCGTCAACATACCATGAACGGAACATATCGTGACCATACTCTTCGAAGTTCAACATGGCAACAACCCCGTTGAATTCTTCAGTGATGGATTTCTTGATTTTATCCGGAGCCTCAACCTTGTCTAGGTTGATACTAATAGAACTTTCTAGTTCGGACGAAACGATTGCTTCGTTGATGATGTCTTCGATTGCAGCATCACACTCTGGGTGTTCTGCCATGTTTCGGTATTTCTTGATTAACTCTTGGTTATCTTTTGCGGCAGTACCTTCCATGTCAACGTATTGACCAAAGTAAGAACCGGATGCAGTAACGTATCCAGCACCATCTTCATCCACTTTAGGAACGATAGACGGAGTCTTATCACCTTCTATGCTTCTGTCCTGAACTCGTTTAAGTTCGAATCCAAATGCTTTAAATACGTTATTGTCTGCCATATAAACCTCTGATAATAAAAGGGGGTAGAGAACCACCCCCATTCATATACTTATAATACCATTAACTAGTGGTATCTGACTCCCAATATTGAACTTGGAATTCTACTGTAAACTCTTCGATAGCATCGTTAGTGTCATAACTTACATCGATTGCTGAGACGTTAGTCGGGAAGCAACCACGGAAGTTATAAGTTTTAAGAACCGAACCATCTTTGTCCAACTGCTCGACAAGTAAGTCTGCTTGGTAAGCGACAGGATTTGTGATACCAGTGTTTGCACTGTGACCATTCATTCCGTTCATCCACTTTTCCAGGGCGTTTCGTGTTGTAAAGTCAGTATCGTTTAATACCGTGATGTTCCACGGTTCAAACGTACGGTCTCCAGCGATTTTTAACTGACGACCACGGAAAGGCACTTCGATTACCGCCATAATAGATGC